GTTAAACAAATATATAATAAATAAACTTATAAACAAAATATTTAATAACCTTTATTCAAATTAATTCTTAAAGCATCCTTTTCTTCAAGTAAATAAACATCTTTAAGCAATCTTTTTTTAGTCCACATTGTAGTATCTGGGCAATATTTTTTTACTGCTGGCGGCATTTGTAAAGTATTTAAGTAAAATAAAAAGTTTCCTTTTTTATCATTAACTAAATATATTTTTATTACATCTTTGTCTAAAAACATTAAAGCATCGTATTTATCTTTCTCCAGCATCTTGGTTTGGTAATGCTTATTTCTAAATTTCATCTCTATTACACAATCATAGCCTTTTTGAGTTTTACCTTTTGCATCCCATCTTTCAGAACCTCCACCAGTCCATTCTAATTCCCAGCCCTCAAAATTTAAAAGCAGCACCATTGCCTTTTCTAATTGATGTACCTTATTTAATGCCATTATCCCATATTACATTTAAATCTTTTATCCATTGTTTTATTGTTTTTGGATTACAGGTGCAAGGTTTGTAATAATTATGCTTGTAATATTCTGCGTGTAACTTGCAAACCATTTCAAATTCTGCTGCGTCAAGGTGTGATTTTGTACCCAGCCTGAATGTTTCCCATTTTGCATAATCAAGTTTTTTAAATTTTACCATCTTTTAATTTGTATTTCATTTAATTTTTTTCTTCTACTATCACAATTACATTTAGTTCCTTTGTATTTATGCCAAGTATCTACAAGGTATTTTATACCTGTGTATTTTGTAATGTAGTAAATAACGTTTCCAAGTTTCATAATAAAGTTATTATTAGTATTATTATTAAAAGTTTTTTTAATTTACTTTTAACTTTGTTGTATGTGTTATAAAGTGAATAGTATGGTATTCCTGACTTTCTTGATAGTTCAGCTATTTTCTCCCCTCCATTAATTATTTCAAAGACCTTGCGATTATACCAGTACATCGTAGATAATGAATCAGTAATTTTTTTATATTCACTTTCGTAGTTTACATCGCTTTCAATATCGCCATTTATAATGTTATCTTCAATATTAATAATAGTAATGTTTTTACCTTTACGTTTTAAATCAATTAGTAAAGATTTTAAGGTTTTAAATATATAGTAGTAATTTATTTCCTTACCGTACATAATATCCAAACCTTTTTCCAGCTTTAATTGTATTTTAATATACATCTCCTGTACAATGTCTTCTGCTATTTCTTTACCACACCCAAAAGATATAACAATATTTATCCATTCTTTGTGCTTTTTAGCAATTAAAATCATTGTTTTTTCTACCATATCTATTTTAAAGGGTCATATAAATCATCTACTATTGTGGGCAATCCTTTTTCATTAACCTTAAAACTAAATGTTTCAAAACAATATCCTCTGCTTCTCCCACACCTAACCGTAACCCATTCTTTATTTACAGTATTAGCTTCTAAGCTTATAACTGTTTCAGCTTTTTTTTCTAATGCACTTCCTAAATGTCCTGTGCCTAACTTTTGGCTTCCATAGTTTTGATGGATTACATTTATTATATGTACATTATACTGCGTGCTTATTCTCATTAATTCACTTACTAACTTATTGCTTTGTTCTATATTATTTACATCTGCTAATAAATCGGCTATGCCATCTATAATAACTAAGGAAGGCTTATCTATTTTTTCACTTAAGTAATATTCAATAAATTCTAAACGTTCTTTAAAAGCTACTGTTCTTAATGCAAAGGTATGGTATTTATCTTGTGGTATATTAGAATCCATATCTAACGGTCTCCTGAAAACTTTAGCTGCGTGCCATTGTCCCTGCTCTGTATCAAAATGAATTAAATGTCCATCTTGTCTATGTCCTTTTATTTGTCCACCATATATATTTGTTCCACTTAAAAATGCTGAAGCTAATAATGAAACAAAAAATGTTTTCATAGTTTTTGGTGGTGCTGTGATTACGCTTAGGTTTCCAAATGTTCCTAATGCGATTGGTACTAATATATCTTCTTTACTTGTTCTTATTACTTTTTCTCCATAAGATAATGCAACTGGTGGGTATTCTATTTTTTTGGTTATATCAACGTAACAATCTTGTTCGATATACTCCATTAACATTAAATGTTCTGTCTGTTTTTCTGTTTGTTTTTTCTCCATTTGTTAAATATATAAAAAAAAATGGGTATAATAATAAAACCATACCCATTAATTAAAATTGGTTAATTCTTAAAATGGTAAATCTCCACTTTGTTCATCTACTGGTACTGCAACTTGTTCTTCTTTTTCTGCAAGTTTTACAGTTCCATCAGTCCATACAACCTTTCCATTTCCTAAATACGTTTTTGCTACTTTAGCATCTCGCTCATCTTTAGTTTGTGAATCCATAAAAGCTACGTTGTTTCCGTATCTTGTTTCATCTCCAACCGAAATTGTAAGATTGTAATAAACTGCTCCATCCTTTCCTTTAATGAATTTTTCCTTTGGTAATTTGTCAACTCTAATTGACCCTACGATTAATGTACTCATAATTTATTTATTTAGTTTTGGTATTGTCAATACACGCAATACCTCGTGTTTTATAAAAAATTATATTCATAATTTCTTGTACTATGTTTTTTTATATTTTCTTTTTGCTTATTTGTTAAGGTATGTATTATTTTCATTTTATCTAAAGAAAACAAAATTATGTTATTTACAATCTTTGTGTTAGGGTATATATCTCCTTTATTATCTGTATAATTTTCCTCAAGAACACTTAATTTATTTCCGTAAACATTACCAAGATGTTCGTCTACAAAAAAGCAATACAAAGGTACATTATATTTATCTCTTATAGATTTATAATATTTGTAACTTCTTGTATCAAAACCAGTAGCATTAAATTTATTCATTCTTGATTTTGTTTTAACCTCAACAATAACCATATCTTTTTTATCTTTAATAGCAATTTTATCAAAAGGATGTGAACCTTTAGTTTTTGGCTCATAAATTATATATCCTTTTTTTTCAAGGTACTTTCTAACAATTAATTCACCAATATTTCCCTTTTTTACTTGCTCTTTATTTTCCCAAATCATAAAAATTTATTTAAATCGTTTCCGAACACTTCCCAACCATTCCTTTTTTCCCTACTAAAATAATCAAGTTTTCTACCCAAAGTAATTTTATTTATAATATCAAAGAATAAATCTGGCTTTCTACTATGTTGTCTTCTTGGTTCTTCAATAATATCTCTAAATTTTTTATTTTCCCAGTATGGCTTACCCTTTATTCCTACTAAACAAAACTCGCATTGCATCCTAAACCAAGCACCCATTCCTATTTTTTCTTTATTCCAAACTAAAGTTGCTTTATAATCTAAACCCCATTCTCTAAGAATATCAAAAGCATCTGGTAAAAATTTATGTGTTGTCCATAATAAAACTACTGCATCATTCATTAGTGGTAATTTTATTTTTTTTATTTCATCAGTACTCATCTCTGGATATGGATTGGAAACCCTCCTACCAATAGAATCAAAAGATGTAATTTTTTTTGTATCACCCTCATAGTTCCAAGGTGGGTCTACTGAAACAACATCAAACAATCCTTTTAATTCTGGTAACTGTCCTTGTTCTATATCTTCTATTTGTTTTTGAATTAAATCAATTCTTTCTGCTTTCTTCTCCTCTTTCTTTATTTCTTTATAAGCAGCATTAATACTTACTTCACCAGTTCTTAATTTTGCTTTTACTTCTTCTGGTGCTTTTTCTTGTATTTTTTTTACTTTGGCTATTGTATCGTGAGAAACTGCTGCAACTTTAGATAGTTCTTTTCTTGTTTCTATTGGCGGTTTAGCAGATATCTGCGGAACCGCTCCACCAGATTCTTTTTGTTTTTCTTTAGCTTTCTTACTAAAAACATCTTCAAGTTCTAATGCTAAAACACTTCTTTGGTAGTTACTTAAATTTCTTCTTCCAAATTGGTTTAGTATCATCCATAAAACAACATCATCCTCATCTTTAAAATACTTGCTTTCGGTTTCATATTCTAAATTCCACCTTGTAGCTATTTCAAACCTATTATGCCCATCTATAATAAAACCATTCCAAGTAAGTATTTTTTCTCTTATACCTTCTGATAAACAATTATCTTCTAATTGCTTAAATTCTTCCGTTGTTAATGGTGGTATTGTACTTTTAAATTCTTCTTTTATTTTCATTTATTTATATTTTATAATTATTCTTGAAACTCTGCCCATTCAAGGCAATCTCCACATAAATCATTATTTAAATAACTTGGCTCTGCGCCACAACAATTACTTCCCATATTATTTCTTTTTAAAGTCATCTGATTCATCTTCTCCAAAAACTCCTAATTCATAGAATCCAGTAAGTTTAAGTACTGCTCTTGATAATGCTCGCTTCTCTGCCATCTCGGCTACATACCAACTGTTGCAATTACCATCTTTGTAATTATCTCCTTTTAATGCTGAACCAAATGTTTCTATCATTGCATTTGGTTTTGTAGTAATATATGCAGTTGCTTTCATTACTGCAAATTTAGGTTCACATTTTATAACCTCGTAATTTATTGTAATGTTTTCTTTTGCTGCAATCTTTTCTATGCCTTGTCTTGTAATAATAACATAGTGCTGGTGTTTAAATACATCTTGCTTTTCTAATTCGTACTTGTTGTACAAGTCTACTAATTTGTCTCTGTCCATTGTGTTTATATTAAATTGTTAATTTCAAGAAGTGCCTTTAATTCTTCTATTTTGTTTTGCAAGGCTTCAACTCTAAATTCATATTGAGTTAATAGTTCGTTTGTAGTTTGTTCTGAAAAGTTTGTTCTCATTATCTTATATTTATTAATAATGATTTAACATCTAATAACCTTTTGTATAATGCCATTTGTGTAAAAGCATCTGAATTAATAGTTGCAAATTTTAAACTTGCTTCTAAGTCTTTTACTTCTTGTTTTAAATCGTCTTTTTGTGTTTTCATTTCTGTTTGTTTTAAATTAATAATAAACAAATATAAACAAAAAAGTTAATAAAAAAAACTTTTGTATAAAAAAAAGGATATAAAATTAATTATACCCCCTTTTAAAACACAAACAGAAAATCAAATTTAGTCTTTTAAAAACTATCTACCAAACTTTTATACTTTAATATCATTTCTTCTAATTCAAAGTCAGCAAGTTTAATTGTTTGCTTTGCTTTATAATATAATTCTTCAGAAGTACCATCCCCATATTTTTCATCTAAGTATTTAGAAAAAAGAAACTGTTCTCCGTATCGAAATACATTGCACCCAGCACATTGTATTTGACAGTTTTGTTCCAACCATCTTGTTGAATAGTGTTTACGTGATTGAAAATGTCCGTTTTGTAGTTTCTTCCAATGGTCTACTTTACCACAAGTAAAACAAGTTGCATTACCAAACTCATCAGCATCTTTTAACCTTATATATTGACTAAATACTGCATCAAGTTTTTTAACTAATTTGCTTCTTTTTAATTTTTTAGACATTTTATTTTTTAATTTAAAATAAAAATAATAACTTTAAACTTTTTTAATACTTCATATAAATATATATTAACCAATATAAATATATAAATATAATTCTAAAAATATATAAAAATAAAATAATAAATATTATTAAAATAAAAATAATGATATTTGAAATATATTCTATTTTTTTTGTGATATATACTTAAATTTTTCTACACCTCTACTGCCAAAATAAGCAACATAAACAGTAATTAAAAGGCTTTTAAGTAAATCAATCCAAGATTCAGCAACACCAAAATCAATATCAAGACTATCTAATAAGATTAAAATAATCATTGATACTGTAAGAAATATTAAAGTAAGCGGTCTTGTGTTTTTTGATAGAAAGGAATCGCTTGCCATATCTGCTTGCCAGCGTTTAGAAACCTCTTGTGCTTCTACAATATCTATTTCAAGCAGTTTTAAGGCTTTTTCTTTATCTTCTGGTGGTAATTTATCATCCCCTTTAATAAGCTTACCTACCATCTTTAAAATACCAGCATCAGGTATTAAATCACTTGCTGCACCTAATAAGTCTGGAGCAACTTTAGTTAAGAATTGACCTACTCTAGTTTCTTTAAACTTTTTTTTAGGTTTATTCATCTTTATTTCTATAAAGCAACCACCATTTATGGATTGTGTATCCGATAGTAAGAAGCAGCAAAATAATTTTTAAGATTGTATCTGCATTTGTCATTGAGAAAATAAATGCACTAAAGTTTATTGCAAGTAATTTTATATCTGCTATCATTTTATTTTTCTTTATAAGATTTATAACAAATAGCAATCGCTTGTGATTTATCGTATTCCTTCATTAGTTGAGGTACGCACCGAATCATAAAATTACTTTGCTTTTCGTTTGGTTTCTTTTTTGGTATTGGCATAATTTATGACCAAGTGTGATAAACACCTTGTTTTTTAGTTACTAATACTTGTTTTCTATTTTTATCTTTACTGTAAGAAACGTGCAACCATTTAGGCTCATAACCAAATTCCCAAATAAGCTGGTCAAAATCTAAATTGTCTTTAATCCAATAAAACATATCAAGATTAGACTTGCAATCATCTTTTTCGCAAGCCATACTTGTAATGTCCATAGCCTGACCTTTTAAGTGAGATGACGTTTTAGAGCCTTTTAAAGCAGTATTTAACTTTTCAGACCTAAACATACTATTTACTTTTATAGGGCATCCTACCCATTCTCGTAGTGGTTCAAAAACCTTTTCAGCAAGTAGTTCCATATTCTCAATATGTTCTTCTTTTGGCTTGTTAGTTATCTTATGCTGCTTGGCGTAGTTAGAATGGGTTGCTTCCTTATAAGAAATGTGTTTACTTATTTTCTTCATCTTTTCCTTCTATTAATTCGTAAGAACCATCCTGAAGATTAATATTTATTTTACCGTAACTTTCTTCAAGTTCTTTTTTATTTTTTTCTTGCTCATTTGCAAGTTCAGCGTACAGGTGTGATAGTGTATGTGATTGTGTTTGTAATAAACCTAAATCGTGTAAAATAGCACCTTTCTTTTGTTCCTGCTCTTGTAAAGCTTTTAATTCAGTTTCTGTAATTTTTAATTCTTTTGACATTTTATTAATTTTATGATTAAATACAAATATAGTGAATTTTAATGAACCACTTTAAGCAAATCTCCTGTTCTATAAAAAGCCCCTACTGTCAATCCTGCTGTAATAGCTGCTGCATTATCTGCGTGTTCTGCCATACCTACAACTTGTAAAGGAGCTGTTGGTGTAGTCGTTCCCACACCTACATTGCCTGAGCTTGTAATACGCATCCTTTCTGAGCCACCGTTAAATATTCGTATATTATTTGAACCGCTAGATACATTGCTAAAAATAGTATCTCCTCCCGAAGTTGAAAGGGAAGTATAATCAGAAC